TTATTCCATTCGCTCACATAGAGATAACAATTCCCAAGCCATCTTTCCCTTGTTGCCTGACTAAGATTCCACCAAGTTCTTTCTTGCCAATTATCATCCTTGTAGTTATAAAAAAGTGTTTTCCCTTCTATTGGAAAGTTAAGAACATAAAATGCCTTGCCTTGGATATCAATTATATCTGCCGTAGCATCAAATACCGTATCATAGCTCTGTATTTCGGCGTCAAAGGGTGTTGAGACTGTAACATGGTTCATACCTTCAAGTCGCTTGATTCGTCTATCAGCGGCCAAATAAAAGAAAGTATTGCCTACTTTTCTGAAAGTATGCCCTGCCCCTATACCATCAGAGATAAGTCCAGGCTCATATCGCGCAAAGGGACTTGAACCATCGTTGTACCAGATTTCTATAGAATCCGTACCAGCAAGCATGATTTCTCTATCGCCAATAGTTAAAGCCACAAGATTGTCAGGCATACCTTCTGCCGTAAAAAAAGATAGAGCATCCCAATTTATTGCATCATTTATATCCGAATAATGAAAACGGCCAGTATATTTTTCAAGGGCAAGGATATATTGATCAAGAAATGCAACATGGCTTACTGCGGTTGGAGCATCTGTATCACCCATAATGCTTGCCGTTGTGCCACCATCGGTATAAACCATCTGCCCACCATTCGCCATAACGCAATAAGTTCCATTATGAGTAAAGCTAACTCTCGTTCCTGTGTTTAAAGTAGCTCCTGTTAATTCTGTTGCTGTTCCGTTTGATATAATCTTAAAAATCCGACCGCCTGAAACGGCAATAACAATACTTTTTTCTCTCCAAAGATAAATACCATCAACGCCATAAGCTGTATTTAGATTAAGCCATTCCAAAAGCCCCGGCATTTTAACGGTTGAACCTGATTCATCTACATAGCCGTCATAAAGAACGGGTGAGGTTATCGATAACGAGACTTCATCAACATTCTTATAGGCTGGACCATTTATGGGTAAAGGTAAAGGTTGCATTTGTTTTCCTTATGATGCTATTGTCCCGAAAGTTTTCCAAGTTCCAGGCGTTCCGGCAGAAGTACATACCCATCCTATAGTCCCGGAAGCAGTTGGAACTGAATCCCAACATTTATCTCCTACTTTCCATGTTCCTGTTGTCGGGGCTACGCTTCCGATTATCCAAGTCTGTCCACCTATATCAACACTTTCCATCTTAGTTGGATTAACTAATGCTTTTTGCCCTACTGATACACAAGCATCATCTATATATAAATTAGTAGATGTCGTACCAAGAACTACATAAAAGCCAACATTTAATGTTCCATTAGTTGTAGGTCTGCACGTTCCTGAAATAATTCCCCACCCTTCCCCAAAGTCCAAATAATTTTGATTTGTTCCTTGGGTAACACCGGCACCATTAAAAAATGGATTTATTCTGCCAGCAATCGTTGCTTTCGCTAAACCAGTAAATGTAATATCACGACCAACCATGTCTGAAGTTATGGTTATACCTTGATAAACTTGCATAACAGCTCCACTGAGAATATAATGGCCCATTAACCCGGTGTTTACCTCACTGGAAATATATTCATCAGTTGACGGTGAATTTACAACAGTCCATCCATAAGAACCCGCTTCGAATGAAGGATTAACAAATAAATTTTGACCTGTTAAGTCTTCTTGCAATTGTATAGGATTCCAGCCAGCTATAACACCGTCTAGAATTTGAGAGCGATTAACATTTTCTTTTATATGAATGTTCCTGTTCGTATCAAGAATCGATGCACATTGTCCAAATCTTGTAAGAAGACTATTAATCGATAGATTAACGGTAGAATCAATATCAATATAATCTGATAAAGGGCCAATAACATGATCACAGTTAAAATGATCGACAACTATTTTATATGAATTTCTGGCTTTGAATTTATCGGTTGAATTAACTCCCTGTAAAATTCCTTTAAAATGTATTAAACCACGACTATTGTCTATGTCAACAGCATATCCATTTGTTACATTTGTTTCAAACCATGTATCGACAAAAGTAAGTAAATCAACACCGTCTATTTTCAAAGGAGTTTTATTTGCACTTCCAGTTCCTTCTATAAGTGTACCTTCAAATCTATTTCCATTTGAATTTGAACTAGCATGATCCTCAATAAAAATATAGGGATCAATACTAGAACCTGTACCTGATTCTTTAGTGAGTTCTCTTATAATATTAAAATTGCCTTTAAGATGTAAAAGTAAATCTATGGGGCCATAACTAAAGATTTTCGTAAGTCTACAGTCTTGAGCATAGGAATCTAAAATTATTCCTCTTGGACAATCAAGAAGAATATTATTTAATTTTAATGCAACAACATTTGTAACATTTTGACCTATAGCTGCCACTGTTAAAGTTGTTGCAACAAAAGTCATATCATTTATTGTACAATTCTCGTTATATGTAGTCCCTTCAAGGGTGATCAACTCAGTTCCTACAAAACCACCACCTTCTTCTAGTGTTGTTGAAGTGCCTGTACCAATTAGAACTTGACCTGAATATAATTTTAGAGGAGTATCAATTATATTTCTTCCTGACAATTCTATAATTCCTGTATCAATAAGATCATCAGCTACTCTTTCATTGGCATCTTTTACAGAATCTATTGCTGCCTGAAGAGCTATTTCATCAACACCCCACCATTGAGATGTAATCTTTATAACATGTCCTCCTCTAAATGTAACTGCGCCTGTCCCTGTAAAAATAGAAGTTGGACTGGCTTTAAAGGGTCCATTTATTTCAAGAGTATAAGCACCTTGGTTGATTGATCCGGCTCTTGTAACTTTCACACGGATTGTGGCAGGAATAGTAGTATTTGCTGTTAAGGTTGTTACTGAATCAATTAATAAATCAGTTTCAGTTGACCCGATAGCTGTTATTGCTGCGGTTAAATCTGAATATTCAGATACATCAATCCAGGGCCCTTCAACAAGACCAAAAGCAAGATTATCAATCGGGCTATTTGATACTTCAGTATCCGTAGAATCATGAATAACAAATTTATAAATGCCATCTGCAAATATTAAAGTTTTTCCTTCTGAATCCAGAATTATCGGATTTGTTGCCGATGATCCTTTGCTTCTATTTGTCCATGTTGTTTTTGAATCTAATGTTCCGGCAGCATAAGTATAAACCTTACCACCTGATAGAGGCTCACCATTATCATCCACAACTCCTGCTATTAAGTGTTCTACCTGAACCGCTTTACTCATAATATCACCTTTTAATTATCCTCTATTATATTAGAGCTGCCATATCCCCTGTTGATTAATCCTCCCTCAAATTTCGATTGAGGTATAGGCGCAAAATTATTACTTTCAATAGTTTCTTTGGATTCCTTTGCAATAATTCTTGCATCGGCATTTAAAGTCTGTCCATATTTAGGTGCAAAGCGCTTTGCAAGGTTAAATACTAATGCTTCATCATATTCCGGTGGAAATGTAATTGACGAAGTTATTAAGGACGGCGTAGAAAGTGGAGTCCATAAATCAAGATGAAGTGTTGGCGCCCCATTAGGAACCGGATAAACATAAATTATTCCTAATGGATTACTTCGATGATAATAAAGACAATCGGGCCAATCGGATTCCGTATTTTTCTGATGTATTTCTCGATATTCATTTTCTTCTATAATATATACATGATAATCGATATCACTGACTCGAATAAACGCGCCATCGATCTTGTAAGGCCGTGTCGTATCGAAGTCACCGCCTGACCCTATGGTATAAGAAGCCTGGGATGATACAAGAGGATAACTCTCCTTTGTTACAGAAGGGATCATCAGACCTTCCGCACTCCATGAATTGATCATATTCTGAAGTGTCTTTAAATCTTCAGACGCTTCCGGGCCATCAAGTGTATCTCCCGCTTGATGCGCTCCTACAAGAGCCGATGCCCCTTTTATTGCATCTTGTGCAGTCATTTATCAATATCGTCGGGAGTGAATACCCAACCCTCTCTAAGTCGTTGTTGGATTAATTCAGGTTCATTGTTTTCATCGAAAACCCTGCCCGTAGGAAACTGCTTACAGTAAAGAAGAATCCTCTTGGGCCACTTATGAGCCCGCTTTTCCGGTTGCGATTCCTTCTTTTTTGGCTCTACAACCACAGTCGCTAATGATCTTCTTTTTCTAGCCATTTGTTTGCTCCTTTTTTATTTAACTACCTTTAATACGAATCTTGTTTGCTCGCTATCAGTGTGTAAATCTGCAATCTCAAAATCTGCCTTATAATAAAACCTGAAGTCACTCATGTTTGTTGTTCCTACCTGCTTCTCGTATTGCCCTTGCACTAAAAACGTAAGGCATTCAGGAGCGAATATTCTTTTATGTGAAGGATCGCCAAAAGCCCATACTGAAGTTGGCGAAGGCACAATTGCCATAAAAAAACCTTTTGGTCTTAGCATTCTCCAAAAATCACTAAATTGATCAAAGAAAAACCTCCAATCCCCCTGCCTTCCTGTATGCTCCAAAACATCATAAGCGTGGATCTCGTCAAAACTGTTATCTTCAAAAGGTAGAGGTATTTCCTCAAGATCATGGACTACATCAGGAACATGATCTGGATTATTGTCAAGCGTGGTCAAATCATTCCATTCCTTACGGCCAATAACGCCTATCTTTTTTTCCCGGTTAAGCCCTGCGCCTATCAAGAGTTCGCTCATGGTCATTAGTTTCTATTAAGTGTTTATGATAATTCCCCTCAAAGGCCTTGTTGCCCGTATGGGTAAAATCGATATCAGGATAAATCCATAATTGACCGCCTATATCCCGCCATCGTTGACAAAAGGCAAAATCTTCCGTAGTCCATTCTGAACTACCTATTGAACCCATATTAAAAAAATCATAAGCTTCATCAACATCACAATTTGCTACATTGATAACATTGCTCTTATATTTAAGTTCTGGATAATGATTTTCCATTATTTTAATTGCCCGTTTTTTTATCCTCATAAATCCTGTAGGAAGAAACTCAGCCTCTAAAAGCCCATCCATCCCAAGTGGATAACCATCTTCCGTTTTAATCTGAACGGGATATCCCCCGATATCTCTTTTCAAAGGGTAGATTCCTGCAACTATATCCTCCGGCCTTTCCAAAAGTTTTATCACCGCTGACGCGTCAAATCCCACATCACAATCAAGAAAAAAAAGGTCCGTTGCAACCTCGTCTTTCATAAACATGGCAACGAGGGCATTCCTGGCTACTGGAAGATAGGCACAACTATCGATTATTTGAACATCATGCCCTATCTTTTTTATATCTAAAAGTCTCTGTGTTGCCAATAAACTCAACACACATCTGGAATATAAGGTCCCACTATGTGTTGGTATTGCGAAATAAACCTTCTGCATAATTTCCTTTAAAATAAGGGGGAGTGGGATTCTCCCCCTTAGTCTTTTCATTTTGGTTCTTACGCCACTATTCCCAGATTATCAAGAGCCACTTTTAATGCATTGGCTAATGTCTGCGTAGTGGCTGCATCTGTTCCGGCGGCTGCGGTAGCTCCCTGCACAACTGGCGTAGTTCCATAAAAACCTACCTTGTCAGTAGCAGCACCAGTAATCAAGACACCATCAGGCGAACCATAATCAACTCTTTCTGCCATTTTATTTACCTCCGTTTATTTATTTTTATTAAGCTGCGCCTATCATTCTTGATGCCCACTCAGGACGAAGTTGAGCCATTCCGTAAAGAATGTCGAGCCTCAAAAGTAGTTCATCATTCCTGATATCGCTTCCCATCCAGCATCTAAGACTTAGACCGTCCTTTTCCTTTCTGACACACTTTTGTGCATCGTCCATAAGAGGAAGGTCGGCAGTAATAAACTGGAAGGCTTCGGGATGGTACATTAACGACTGAACATAATCCAAGTCTGCCGTTCCTACCCATGTTACAACAGCACCATCTTGTGCGGCAGATGTCCATGTTATATCCGCACCCGTTGAGGTAGAGACATTCTTTTTCGCTCCCGTGGTGTAAATAGCGGGAGAG